GCAATCGACAAAACAAGCAGCGGCGCGAGGCGTTAAGATGCTCGTGTATGGGCAGGCTGGCGCTGGGAAGACGAGCCTGATTCCAACGCTTCCAAGTCCAATCATCCTGAGCGCCGAAGCTGGGTTAATGTCGATCCAGGACGCCGACATTCCGTTCATCGAGATCAGCGACATGGAAACGCTGCGCGAGGCGTTCACATGGCTGACCGATAGCGAGGAAGCCAAAGGCTTTCAGAGCGTGGCGCTGGACAGCATCAGCGAGATCGCCGAGGTTTGCCTGGCCCATGAAAAAGCTGGCGCCAAAGACCCCCGACAGGCATACGGCGAAATGCAAACGACAATGGCCGAAGCCATCCGATCATTCCGCGACCTGGCCGGGCGGCATGTGCTGTTCACGGCCAAGCTGGAAAAATCGCAGGATGAAATGGGGCGAGCGCTTTATGCGCCTTCAATGCCAGGCAACAAAACGGGCCAGGCTTTGCCGTACTATTTCGATATCGTGGCCGCAATGCGCATCGAAAAAGACGGCGATGGCAACATCCAGCGCGCTCTAATGTTGGAGAGCGACGGCCTGTGGCAAGCCAAAGACCGATCCGGCAGGCTGGACGCCTGGGAAGCGCCGGACTTGGCCGCGCTCATCACAAAAATCGGAGGATAAAATGAATCTGGATTTGGACACCGCCGCTGCTGAGTGGTTGGCGGCGAAGGCAGTCGAGGCAGACGCCGTGAAGCGCCGCCGTAAGATTGAGGATCATATCCTGTCGCTGCTAGGCGTGCCAGACACGCTGGAGGGCACAGCAAATTCCGAGACCGACGGCGGGTATAAAATCAAGCTCGTCGGACGGCTTAACCGCAAGGTGAATCCCGATCTTGTCCAGGAAATCGCAGCCGAAAATGGCCTAGAGGAACACCTGCCGAATCTTTTCCGGTGGAAGCCGGAAATCAATGCTGCGGCATGGAAAGCCGCTCCTTCATCCGTAACCGCAACATTGGCCGGCGCCATCACGACAACGCCTGGCCGCCCATCCTTTGCCATCGAAAAGGACGATTGAAATGGCGTTTTTAGAACAACCCTTCAGCATCGACGACGTGCCAGAAAGCACTGGCGACCTTGATCCCATCCCCGCCGGTAATTATCAGGTTCGAGTAGTGAGCGCCGAGCCGAAAACCACCAAGGCCGGAACTGGCGAATATCTCGCGTGTCGGCTAGATGTGATCGGGCCCACCCACCAAGGCCGCGTGTTGTGGTGCAACGTCAACTATCGCAACCCCAACCCCACCGCCCAGACTATCGGCCAGCAGCAACTAGGCGAGTTGATGCGCGCCAATGGCGTGAGATTGCTGGAGGACAGCGATCAACTGATAGGCGGGGTGCTCACCGTCACTGTCGCGATTAGCCGGGACGAGCGCTATGGCGACCGCAATGAGGTGAAGAAGCTGAAGGCGGCAAACAACACCCCTGCCGTTGCCGCGCCATCGGCACCGCCAGCCGCTGAAAAATCGGCTGGCTCCAGGCCGCCCTGGAAAAAATAGGCGAAACAAGGGTGTGGCCGTGCCTATCATGGCCACAACCTATCTGGAGGTTATCCCATGACAAAAATGAAAAGCGCCCCGATTGATATGATTGCCAGCGCAATCGACACACACCACGAATCGCAACCTGATTTACCGCGACCGCATTTGGGCGCATCAATCCTCGGCCATCACTGCGACCGCTGGATATGGCTATCGTTTCGCTGGGCAATCCGCGAACAGATACCGGGCCGAGTGCGGCGGCTGTTTCGGAGAGGCCACAATGAAGAGGCCACAATTGTCAGCGATTTGCGCGCAATCGGCGTGAACATTTTTGCCACCGAAGGCGAGCAAACCCGCGTAGATTTTGGCTCGCATGTTAGCGGATCAGTGGATGGCATCATTGAAGGCGGCGTTCCTGGCGCCGAACAAACCCGCCACATCGCCGAATTCAAAACGCACAACAAAAAATCATTTGATGCGCTGGTAACAGATGGCGTCGAGACAGCCAAGCCGCAGCATTGGTGCCAGATGCAACTCTACATGCACGGCACAGGAATCAATCGAGCGTTATATGTGGCCGTGTGCAAGGACGATGACCGGATTTACACCGAGCGCGTCAAATATGACGCCGACGCAGCAAAAGCGCTGCTAGAGCGCGGTCGTCGCCTCGCCTTGGCCGAGCGCATTCCCGATCCGATCACCACCGACTCAACGTGGTATCAGTGCCGTTTTTGTCCGGCGCACAGCTTCTGCCATGAACGGCAACTGACTCAGGAAATCAACTGCCGGACATGCGCACACACGACACCAACCGCCAACAGCACTTGGTCATGCGCCCGATGGGATGCAGATGAGATTCCGGTGGAGTGGCAGCGCGTCGGATGCCCCTCACACGTCCTGCATCCCGATTTGGTGCCGTGGCCTATCAAAGACAGCAACGATCCGAACGAAGCCGTCTATGTCATCGACGGCGTGGACGTTCGCAATGGCGAAGCCGACGCTTTCACATTTTCCAGCCGGGAATTGATTGCGGGCGGCGAAGCCTGCGCCCGCCAGGAGGTTGGTGAAATCCGGCGTGCGTTTCCAGGCGCGACAGTAAAGGAGGTGCGCGATGCTACGCGACTATCAGCAGAGAGCGATTGATCAGCTTTATGAGTGGTTTGCACAAAACACCGAAGGCCATCCATGCCTACAGTTGCCAACCGGCTCTGGCAAAAGCCACATCGTGGCGGCGCTTTGCAAGGACGCGCTCCAAAACTGGCCAGAGACGCGAATTCTCATGCTCACGCATGTTAAAGAATTGATCGAGCAGAACGCCGAAAAAATGCTAACACACTGGCCAGGCGCGCCGCTGGGCATTTATTCGGCGGGCCTTAACCGATGGGATTTGAGCCAGCCAATCACGTTTGGCGGCATTCAATCGCTGCGCAAGCGCGCCAATGAAATCGGCCACATTGATCTGGTGATCATCGACGAATGCCACCTCATAAACCACCGGGACGAGGGCGGATATCGAAGGCTGATTGAGCAGCTAACTGAAACCAATCCAGACCTGCGCGTGATTGGCCTAACTGCCACACCATACCGGCTAGGGCATGGGCTAATCACTGAGCGTCACGTGAAAACAAACAAGGAAGGCGAAGTCATTATCGATGACCCGCCGCTGCTCACCCATATCATCGAGCCGGTTACCATTGAGGAACTAATCGAATTGGGATATCTGGCCCCGCTCCGCTCCAAAAAAACAGACATCTCTGTCTCGGTGGAGCACGTGCGCAAGCGTGGCGGCGAATATCGCGAAGATGAGTTGATCGATGCAATGGCAAACTTCGACACGGCAGGCGCTGTTAGAGAGACGCTTGAACGCGCCGCTGATCGACGGTCGCTGCTTTTCTTCTGCACTGGCGTTGACCACGCGCTGCAAACACGAGACTTGCTACGGGATCTCGGCGTGACGGCCGAAGCAGTGCTAGGCGACACCCCCAAAGCCGAGCGGACCGCGATCTTGCAGCAATTTAAATCTGGCGAACTGCGGGCGATAACAAACAACAATGTCCTCACCACCGGATTTGATGCGCCAGACACGGACTGCATAGCGTTCCTGCGCCCGACGCTTTCGCCGAGCCTCTACATGCAGATGGCTGGTCGCGGAATGCGCATTAAATCGCATTGCAGCGATTGCCTGGTGTTAGATTTTGCGAACCTAGTCATGACGCATGGTCCGGTGACGAATGTGGACCCTGGCAATACGCCGGGAGCAGGGGAAAAACCCGCCAAAACTTGCCTCAACGAAAATTGCCGCGAGTTGAACCCGCTCAATGCCAAGGCGTGCTCGGCTTGCGGCACGCCATTCCCAGAGCCAGAAAAAAAACCTATGACACTCTCAGAAATTGACATGATGGGCATAGAGCAGCCGAAAGCGCCGCCGCCTCCGCCTCCGCCTTATCTGGAAAAATATGTAACCGGCTGGGCATGGACTGTTTACACCAGCCGCGCCAGCAATCGCGAAATGCTAATGGTGAGTTATTATTCTGATGCGTTCGATGCTGGAGTCAGAGAATACATCACGCTCGGATATCCCGGTTATGCCGGAAAAAAAGCGCTGCGAACAATTGCCGATATTGCTCGCAAGGCCGGTGTCGATGCTGGGCAAGACATGGGATTGGCTGAGATTGCCGCCGCCATGAATGCAGCGCAGCCGCCCAGCCTCATCCGATACAATGTCGATGGCAAATTCTACAGAGTGGAGTCCAGGGAATGGAAAACTCAGAACACATTGAGCAGCGAAATTTCGTCCAATGGTTCCGAAGATCGCAGCCGCGAACAGTTCGAATCTTTGCTATTCCCAACGGAGGGCACCGTTCACTAGCCACGGCCCAGAGGTTGAAATTGGAAGGCGTCCTCCCCGGCGTGCCTGATCTATATATTCCGCGATGGAAGCTGTGGGTGGAAATGAAGCGCGCGACAGGCGGCAGGCTATCGTCTCCGCAGCGCGATATGATCCGGCATCTGGAGGATTGCGGCGACACAGTAATCATCGGCCATGGGTGCGCCGATGCAATCGAGAAAGTCGAGGCATGGCTTGTAAAATTCAAAAACGCCCGTCATATTGGCGAATGAGCATCGGCTCTCCTTTCGCCTTCGTTACTTCCGCCAGCCGCCCCGGTTTGATTTCCGGGGCGGTTGTGCGTTTGGGGTTAGGAATGGGCATTGGCTTGGGTGCGTTCTTCAAGCCATTGTTTTCCCATGCGCCTAGGCATCTTCCTGCGCTTCGTCTCGCAGATTGGCTATTGCCCAATCCGGCACGTTGAAGCCTTGTGCCTTGAGGTGTTCCAGATGATCAGCGCATTTGCTCGGCGTGTCGTGGCGGCAGGATTGACC